AGACTGAAACTTTTAGAAGATCTAACTGAACACCCAGAGGTAAAGGAATGGTTGCACAAAAAGAACGTAAAACCCTCATCGAACGAGTAACAACAGACGGACCTCACACATGGCAGAGCGCCGCTCTCAGAGCTGCTGTGATAATCGACGACTATTACAGTCCACGCGACCCGTCAAACAACACTGCGCTGGTCGACTTGAGAAAATACTTAGACCACATGGTAGACAGACGCGACGGAACATGGTTAGCGTGGGCTTGTCTAGCTGAACGCACAATACACGCAGCGATAGATCACGGCGTAACCTCGTGGACTACAGGCAAAGGCAGACCACGAGCGAAACAACTCGTGGGTTTCCTCACAGAAAAACAGAAAGCATACGGCTACGAGAACATACGCCGTTTCGGTCAGACAGGTTTATGGGTCAGGTCGCACGACAAAGTGGCACGCATGGAAAATCTGGTCGCTATACACGCAGACCCAGGTTGGGAACCTTTAGCTGACACTTTCAAAGATCTGATCGGCTATGCGACCATAGGAATAATGTTAGACTTAAAGACTTTCGATCTGCCCGTCAGTGGGCATGTCACCGATGCAAGCGTCTAACATGTTCATCAACGAAGCTATCCACACTCCGAAACAAGACTGAGCCTCATCGCTACCATCCATTCCAGCGAAATAGGTAGCGACAAGGGCATCAGCTTCATCACCATCAAACACCAACAGTAACCCAAGTTTTCCATTAGAGGACCATTTTGCGTGGGTTCCATCATCAGTGTCTAACACTCTTGACGTTGCTTGAAGATTGTCATAAATCTCTTTGGAAATCTGCCAGCCTTCAGCGTTCAGAAACTCCTGCCATTTTTCCTCAACGTCAACGTTTTCATCCATTGTTATTTAGCTACACGATCCTTAACGAAGGTTTTAGCAACAGACACAGCGGCAGCCAAGCCTGCGATGCCCGCACCCTTCGCTGACGACAAGTCAGCTACAACAAACACACCAAGAAACGCCTGGGCGAATGTCCAAGCGGCTCTTTCTAATAAATCACCAAAGTTTTTCATTTTCTTTTTTTACTCCTGTTAGCTTTATCATATGCTATGGCGGCAGCCTGATCCCGTTTGTAACCCTCCGAGATTAGAGTGCCTATGTTTTGAGAAATAGTTCTCTGATCTGATCCTCGTTTAAGAGGCATCTTCAGTACCTAGGTTTTCTAGGTTTACGACCCATCAGTCGTTCTCGTCGAACTTAGCGCGCATACCGTTACTCATCCGTAACATAGCGTCACCAGTTAACGTACCTAGATTAGCTGTAGGGCGTGTCACACTCGACACGACCACACTCTCAGCATCAGTGCTAGGAGTAGTACCATCTAAATTGTGAGGCATCTTAACCTACTTTCCAAACGGGCGGCCACCTTGATTGGCGTTGCCCAAATTAGTGTTCCGCAAATAAGATGCGGCTTTCTTAGCCTTCTGACTCATATCCCACATGTTAAATGAAGAAGTCGAGTTGTAAGGCTGCTCATCTTGCGACCCGAACGTTTCTTGAAACGAAGGACCGTATCCTTTACCTTTTGGCATAATTTTTCCTTACTGTATGAACAAGGCGCTGAACGTGTCACCGTTCACCACGCCTGTAACCTTCAAAAAACCTTGTGTCTTTTGAAACTCTCTGACAGCGGACACAGTTTTCTTACCGAAAATCCCATCAACAGGACCAGGGTTGAAACCACGTTCCACTAATTTTCCCTGCACTAAACGCACAGGCAAACCTCTGCTACGAGAAGGCCGAGACAAAGGAGTTCCTTTAACCTTCTCATGTAAATCTTTAAAGAACTGGATGATAGCTGCCCAGTCGACAGCTTCAGGAGGTTCCACGACACCCATGCCTCCCTCAACCCAGTTACCTAACCAGTCACCAGGACACGTCGTATACCCTTCACGGCTCTTTTTGCGATGCGTTGAAACCCAAAGCCCTTTGCCGAAATGGTACTCAGCGGCATCAACAACTGTTTGTAAAGAACGTAAAGCATTGTCGCTAGGCTTATTAAAACCCCAGCCAGTAAAGCACACGCTGATTGAACGACTGTTCCAGCCTTTAGTTCCAGCTCCACGGTTATCCCATCCTCTGCCTTCAAAAATGGTTCCTGATTCGTCTACAAGCCAGTTGTAGCCAATACCATCCCAACCTTTACCCATGTGGTGTCGTTCAAATGCTTTAACAGCGTCAGAGTTCTTAGGTCCGTTTTCCACACCTGAGTGGTGGATGACTACGCCTTGAACTTTGGCACGGTTAAGTTTGTCGAATTTTCCTTTTGGTGGCGGTTGAGCGCCCCATTCTTTTCTTGAGATGTGTTTCATCTATTTATACTCCGTTTTGTCCCGTCATCTGTCAGGATTCCATAAATCTTCAATATCCTGCATCTGTCTCATTTGTTCCCATTGCTGGCTCTTTTGCCAACTATACTGCACATCAGGCGTGTTGAATTGGACATTCAAACCACCTAAAACAGAGAACAGTGTAGACATTTGACGTTTCTGGTAGCGTTCCTCATTAGGCCAGATGCGACGCAACATTCCGATAGTCGGCAACAAGTTACCCACAGCATAAATGTGGTGATCCCTCATACGCCACTCACCAGAAACAGGATCTTTCTTAGCCCACCCCACTTGACCCAACACTGGTAAAAGAAACTTCATAGCTTGAATAGGTTTAGGAACCGTCTGATACTTACCCCTGAACGGAATACCAGCCATGAAACGTTCCTGAGTTGCCACCTCAATAGGAGTTTTAACAATCGGAGTTACCTGCCAGCCAAGATTTTTAACAACCTCACCTATACCGTGAGCTGTCGGATCGTAACGCAACAAATCTTGGAACGGCAAATCAGGCACCGTGTAAGCAGTAGCCCCCTTATTACCAAAAGGAAGCCTGATACCGAAAGGTTCCAAATACCAGTCGGGAACCACACCCTCCTCTTGGGTGCCTAACTCTAAATTCTTTTTAGCAGCCATCAACCTGCGGTACTTAGCAGGGTTCCTGCCGAACTGATTTATCTGGTAAGGAAGATTCTTGCGTGTCCAAGTGTAAAACGGAATGAACCTACGCATCCATTCTTCCTCAAATGTAGTCAACTCAGAGTAATCAAACTGTGTTTTAGCTATACGATTCAAAGCATCATCCAAAGAACCGCCTGCTTTCAAAGTGTCCATACCCACACCTATGCGGATCATGTCCTCAACCCAACCATTAGCTGCACGCACCGCCTGATACGGAGCGAACTGAGGTGACCACGGAGCGAAAGAAACCTGACCAGTGCCACCCACACGTTTACCACGCTTACCAGGAAGCCCAAACACGTAATCTAAACTTTTAAGACCACCCACTGTTTGTTGCATCTCCACGGCAGTAACAGCTTGACCACCGCCACGCACACCCATCTCAATCAACCCTACGAAATCTTCAAAATCTGTGTCAGTTTTAGCCAACTCTCGCGCTGCGTCTAAAAACGACATGGGTCTACCAGCTTCAGCTTCCCAATTTGCATACTTCCAAACCCTGTTGCTCATTTTCACTGAACGTAAAATCTCCGCAGGGTTCACACCATCCATAGCAGCGTTAAAGAACGCACCGAAAATGTTACGGTTAATGAAACCTGGAGTAGCTATCATTGCTGCTTTCAGATAGTTCTGAACCTTGTCCCAACCCTTCCAAAAAGTGCTGTCTCTCGAAGCGAAACGTTTAGGGTTATTCAAGAAAGCAAACGCTTCTAAAATCCCAGAGTATTCATCTTCCCAAGGACCGCCTCCCATCATGCCTGACACACCGCCATTACCTGTAGGACCTTTGGGACCTGATGGCCCTGAGGGTCCACCACCTCCACCCCTGACAGGTCTTGCGTACTTCTCAATGTAAGTATTTCTGTAATTAGTGACACCTTCTCTTAAAACCAGAGCTACGGTTTTAGGATCGTTGGGGATAGCAAGAAGTTTTCCTGGCGTGTCGTCTAACGCTTTGCCCCCTTTTTCCATAGCGGGTTCAACGTAACGGCCTGATAGTTCCATAGCTTCTCTCGCTGCTGCCATACCTTCTATAACAGCGGCACTAGCAAGATAAGGATTGCGTACACTCGCAGCAGATTGAGCGGCTAAAAGATCGTTAGTAGCAGAATCTAACAACTCGTTTAACTGAGCGTTTTTATCTAATTGTTCGACTACAGTTTCACGGGTTATGTTATCCCTTGATAAAGCTAAATCTAATTTAACCTGATCGTCATTAAGAGCTATCTGTTGACGAGCGGCAAGCACCTTGTCGGTTAAAACTTCTATATCGGGAGTAGCATCTAAATATTCTTTATGTTTGACTACATTGTCGATGCGTTTAATTTCATCTACTTCATCAGCGAACATGTTTAACTGTTTGAAAGATGAGGTTACAGGCAACCCTGCGAATCTGTCTCCTATGTAATTTAATTGTTGAACGCTTCGGTCCATAAGATTCAAACGACGAGCCTGCTCGTTTACATAAGGAAACAAATCGTTTCTTATGTGAGCAAGATTACTGTCAATGTTTAACACCATCGTGTTGAAAGCATCATTAAGATCTTTGAACTCTGTGTTCTCACCTATTAGAGTTCTTGCTTGCGCTCTTTGAGCAGGTAAAATAGCTTCTTCTATTTCTGTTTTCAATTCTTCTAAACGTGCGGCAGCACCTTCAGCTTCGTCAACTAGACGACGCACCGTGTCAGGAACCTTGTATTTCATGTCAGCTACCTTTTTAGGGTCAGGTGTGAGCTGATCCAACTGGTCGGCTATGTTCTCTAACCTGGCGATAATTATTTTACTTTCAGGAACTATCTCAATTATCCTGTTTTGAGCCTGTTTCCAGATGTTAATAGAAGCTCTCAAAGGTTCACTCAAACCAGTTACGGTACCACCAGGAGATATTGTTGTCAGTTTATTTTCAGCGGTAGCAAACAGACCGTCAGTGTAGGCTTGAAGGTTGGCTTGTTCTAAGTTCAGATCACCCGTGTAAGTTTCTAAACGTTTAATGTTTTGTTTAGGTAAGGCTTTTTGTCCTTCGATTTCTCTTACAGGAGTGTGACGTATCACACCTATGTTGATAGGACCCGCAGGCGGGGGAGTGCCAGGAGGTAACATACGATCAGCCCCCCACAAGTCGTCAAACTCTGAACCAAGCTTATCTATCCTGTTACGCAAATAACGGTTCTCCAAAAATGTAGCCATTCTCGCATCACCATCATCAATAATTTTAGCCCAGTTACCCTCAAACGCTTTCTGACCTATAGCCTCCTCAAACACCTCATCCATCTGACGACGCACACTACGACCCACCAACGCAGGGTCTTGCAACTGGAAAGGCAAACCTGTTCTCGGATCAATAACAAAAAACTCTCCGTCTACTTCCACCAACAGCCCCGCTTTACGGAACTTTTCAAACAAAGCCGTATCAGGACCTATATCCACCCAGTTGGCAGTAACATCACCACCATCGTCTTTAACATACTTCCATCTGCGTGTCTTTAACGAATTAGGATCAGAAGCCTTGAAAGCGTCACCCGAACGTGGAAACAAATCATCCAACCCTAAATCTGTTCTCATCTCATCGCTGATTAAACGATGCAAAAACTGGTCGCCCTCATTGTCAATCAAATTGTCAGCAGCAGCCCAACCACCCCTAGGGTTAACAGAAGAAACAGCTCCTAAAACCTCGTTCAAAATTCTACGACGCTCAGATTGCCCCGCATACAAAGTTGCTTTCAAACGTTGCAACTGCTCATCAGGTAAAGCCTGCAAACGAGGATCAAGCTGACGGAACCACTCAGAGTTCCTGTTGACATACTCGCCGTTAGGTCCCCGAATAACAGAACCATCAGCATCACGGAAAAGAATGTCAGCCTCATCCAACTGAGACAACAAATCAGCATCCTCAACAGGATCAAAACCAGCTAACTTAAACTCACGCAAAGCTTCCTTCTTCGACTTGTTAGAAGCCTGAGAATAAAAACTTTTCTTACCACGAGCAGCCCGACTGTAGTCCTCAATCAACCAACCATCAGCAACCTTATTAGCATCACCCGACTTAGTGAACTCATCCAACCAAGTGGATGTGAACATCTCCCTAGTTTTCTGAAACGCTTTAGGAGCAACCTTCTCAAAAGCACCCTTAGTTAAAGTCACAGGCAAATCAGCCCGACCAAACAAACTAGCAGCCAACAAACCCCTCGAAGCGTTTTTACCAACACTAGGAACAGCAAACTCGACAGCAGACTTAACAGCCCTGCCAGCAATATCAGCCAACTCAGGAGACTCATCCCTCAACTTCTTCCAAGCCTGCTTCGCACCCTTACTAGCGTTACGCCCTTGACCCGCACGAGCAACCTTCATAGCTTGCTCAACACGAAAAGCCCCATATTTAGATTTGTAAAACTTAGGAACATTCCTCAACTGTTGCTTAAAAGCCCAACCAGGAATCTTCACATTATCAGTCATGGATTTAAGAAACTCAGGAGTGTACTCTCTGAAAGTTCTCGCAACAGCACCCGTACCAGGAACCCTTAAACGTAAACCAGGATTGAAACCAAGATTCTCAGCGACCTTTTGACCAGCAGGAGTTTTGCGTAGACTACGCGCAATCCCCGACATGGTACCAACCTTCTCGCCAGCAACAATAGCTTCGTCTACAGCTTTTATCATTTGAGCGGCTTCATCGGCACTTGAAGCTATGCCTTTTCTTAACAGTTCATCAGCACCAAGTTTCTGCATGGACACTAACCCCATGCGAGCTTTTTTAACGCCCGCTAAACCACGGGTGATTATATTGAAACCACCCATGTAAGTTAAAGGATCAACCGCTACGTCACCTATGAAACCTATAGTGCGATCTAAATGAATGTTGTCTGCAAGAACACCAGCACCCAGCAAACCAGACACACCCATAGTGAAAGGAGACATAGCTATTAAAGCAGCACCAGTAGCAGTGCGTTCTTCTCGTATCAGATCACCCATCCCGTAATCTGTGGTTCCCTGTCTCCACCAATCATTAACATTGAAACCTTCACCTTGAACAAGGTCAAACGCTTCTTTAGCTGTGGAAGCTATAAAAGACTTAGGGTAACCCAAAAGGTTTAATGCTTCACCAAAGATCCCTTTCGGACCTTTAGTTGTAGATTCGGCTGGTTTCAGCCCCGCAAACCCTTCAGCTAAACTTGTTTGCACCCTCGGAGAAGCCAAAGCCTTACCTATAGGATTATCGACCACCTTAGTAGGGTTAAGATTAGGCATCGAATCTGCCCGAAGTTTTTTTAACGCTTCATCTAAAGGAGAAGCCATGTTTAATCCCTAAATAAGCCAGGGATAGCCCATTTGCCAAGTTCTTCGAGTTTCTGCACACCGCCCATTTCACCCCAATCCCATCCCAAAGGATTAAGACCAGACCATCCCTCTCGTCTGATGTATTCAGCGGGAGAGCCTTCCATAAAGAATGGTTCATAGTCATCGTCGTCAGTTCCCGCTAAAGTAGCTATTTCTTCTAAATTAGCTAATTCTTCAGAAAATAAACCTTTTCGCATATCTAATAAAACATCCATCAACTCAGGGATACCAGCTTGCACCAACAAAGCACTCAACTCTGCGTCATTAGAAGGAGGGTTCATTTTTATCAAACTAGACAATGCTGTTATATCATTTTCGTCAAGGATTCCCTGTTGTTGAGCTTGAGCTATCGCCATCGGGAAATATGTAGTCAGCGGTAATTCTTCCGCTTTCATAGCTTCAAATCTTTGAGCAGGAGTTAAAAACTTCATAGGGTCATCAGGATCAAATAAAGACAATCCCGTATCAGGATCAATACCCTGAGACATCATCTGCATACGGAACCTTTCATCATCAACCGCTTTATCTCTAATCAACTGCGCCCTGTCTAAAGCACTCTCAGCTTCCCTCTGCAACAAAGCCTCATCAAACTGACGCGCACTCTCAGCCCTCTGTAAACGCCCCTCTCTAATACCAGGAGTGTCTATGTTAGCGTACTGACCTGCAAACAAAGCCCCAGGAGAAACACCAGTGAACTCTGCTAACGCATCCGACGACAAACCACGCTCACGAGCCGTCTGACGATCCTGAGCAGCCAACATAGCAGCGTTCAAATCCATCTCCCTTGCTGTAGACCGCAAGTCCTGACCGAAACCACCAAACACAGCTTCACCCAACAAAGCCCTATCAGCATCAGCGGAAGTGCCTATACGACCCAAAGCATCCAAATAGTCTCGTTCAGCGTCACGACCACCCTGATAGGTGGCATCCATCATGGCGAACTCGTCAGCGACCAGAGCGGGATCTATACCCGCTGCGATCAACTGGGCGTTCAAAGCATTTCTGTCAGCAGTACGTTCAGCTTGTGCAGCAGCCATGTCGCTTTCAAATCCTGCCATGACACCTGCTTGTTCAGCTATAAAATCCTCATAGACTCTTTCACGTTCCGTGTCATATAAAGCTTGCGCTGCTTCAATGTCTATTAAACCTTCGTCTAACATTTCTTGTATAGCGGTTTCTCGTTCAGATAACGCT